AGTAGTATCAGCTGCAAGTCCCCGATAGACAAGCCCATCGGCACTACTCTGTTCTCCCAATGTTATCTTTTGATTACCGTTACTTGGGTATTGTGCCAATGCAAGGCAAGGCAAAAGGAAGAGGAAAAGAAAAAGGAGTTGTTTCATGTTTTTTGTTTTTTAGTTATTAATTACCAGCCATCTTTACCCATTCAAATCCATTACTTACCATTGTAGTCCATTTGCCTCCACCAGATAAAAGTATTTCATTTGTATTTACAAGCGTATTTGGTGGTGCTGGGTCTTTAAGAGGCTGAACATTTGAACTTGCAGAATTAACCGCACCCGTGCCAGTATTTTTAATAGTAATCATTTTATTGTTATTTAAAGATGGAGAAGGCAACGTAATAGTAATAGTTACATCACTTGTAATGCCTAAATAGTAATTACTTATTCCAGATAAATTACTTATTGTTTGACTTGTATTATTATTTGCTGCAATTTGATTTCCACCTGAGTTTATTGCATCAATCCGACTTGATAACGATGCCGTGTCAAGATTGGTAAGTACATTGTTACCGTTTTCGGTTATTGCGCCTGTGACGGTTAAGGTTGAGGATATAGTTGTAGGTTTTAATAAACCAATATTTCCTGTAATCCTATCCATTGTTAAGCCTGTATTCGTAACATTTGAACCACCTAAATTATCTCTTGTTACTAATTCCATTCTATCAAGACTACCATTATATCTTAGAATGCCACCAAATTCAACGTCGGTAGAAGATGGAGTTCCTGTTTCTGAAAACAAAACAGATGCAATTCCCGTACTGCCAGATTTTAATAAAATATTTTTAGCTACGTCAAAAGTAAGATTTGCTATTGGGGCTACACCTATGCCAATATTTCCGCTGCTTTCTTGAATAACGGAATTACCTAAAGTAGATGTGCCTGTAAATAATGGCAAAGTATTTGTCGTTCCCGTTCCCGTAACTGGGTTAGTCAAAGTATTTTGCTTTGCTGCAAATCTGGAAGTTAAGTTTAATTGAGTAGTATCATTATCCCTAAAGTAAGGAGTTAACATCGAAGATGTATCAGAAATATTTAATTTAGTTGCAAATCTGGAAGTAAGGTTTAATAGTGTTGTGTCTGCACGTCTTAAATATTTAGATAGCATTAAGGTTGTGTCAGATATATTTAACTTAGTATTAAATCTATTTGTAAGGTTTAATGAGGTTGTGTCGTTATCCCTAAAATATGGTAATAACATCGAAGCCGTATCAGAAATATTTAATTTTAAATTAAGTGCCGTTTGTGTTGCGGTTGATATTGGTTTATTTACATCTGACGTATTATCTACATTTCCTAAACCAACCATAGATTTAGTAATACCTCCAACCGTACCTGTAAAGGTTGGATTTACCAAAGGCGCAACCACGGCAAAATCAACCGCCACCGTGCCCGTTGTACTTATTGTACCTCCCGTTAACCCCGTCCCAGCAGTTACACCCGTCACCCCTTGCAAATCAATAAACGTTGGCGTTAATGTTCCACCGTCTAACTGGGTTAAAGTCAATGTCTTTGTATCTGTTCCCGTAAAAGCCGCATTGTTTATTTTATCATTATAGGCAATATTCCAATTACTTGAATTATTTGTAATTGAAGAAGCCCAAGCGCTACCCGTTGACAAGGCAATACCAGCCTCAGGGTAAATAGGATTTGGAAAAACACCCGTACCAATAGAACCAATGCCGCTAACCGTAGCGACGGTATAATTTGCACTTATTTTAAATGAGGTTGAAACAATGGTAATTTTATTTGTGTCAGTTAAATTATATTGGTCATTATTTAAAAGTTGACCATTCCTGAACACTAAAATATACGCCTTTAATTGAATTGGAAACTTCGGTGTAATCGTCCACGTCAAAACACTTGTAGAAGCTGCGTTATATTCTTGTTTTAAAATCTTAATAGTATCATTCCCAATGGCAACGTTTATCGAATCCTGTAACCTTTCATAAATTGTGGTTGTGTCTAAACGCAAAGTTCCCGTCGTAGTTATTGTTCCACCGAGCAAGCCAAAGCCCGTTGCAACGCTTGATACCGTTCCCTTAGTGTTTATTCTTGAGGACAATGAAGCCGTGTCTGCTGCATTTAATTTTAATGCAAATCTGGAAGTAAGATTCAATGAAGAGGTATCAGCGTCACGGAAATAAGGAAGAAGCATTGAAGCCGTATCTGAAATATTTACCTTATTATTTATTCTATTTGATAACGTAACCGTATCAGATAATTCCATTAAAACGGTAAGGTCAGCCGATACCGTGCCCGTGGTTGTGATTGGATTAGGACTAACAGTTATTCCTGTACCTCCAGAAATTGAGGTTAATGAACCCGAACCACCACTACCAGCACCGCCGCCACCTTTAGGGAAAATAACTGTATAATTTTCACCTAACTTAAAAGCCGTCGAACCAATGACAACTGAAGCATTAGTTGGTATAGTGTATTGAGTTGGCAAAAGTATTTGACCATTACGGTAAACTTGAATCACGTTTACACCAGCTGGGACTAATGTGTCCGTTTGTGTCCATGTCAAGGTTGAGGAAGAAACATTTGTAAAGTCTTGACGCGCGTAAAATCTGCCAGCCGTATCGACATAACTTTTTTTAGCATAAGGCAAAAGCATTGCCGCCGTATCGCTTATATTTAATTTTAAATTAATTCTATTACTTAATGATGTTGTGTCAACTGTTGAGCCCGATGGTAATTGATTCCAAACATTGGAAGTAAAATCAAATGAATATAATTTTAGGTTAACGGTGTCAAGGATAACCCATGCGTTTTGATTTGATACAGGCTGGATGCTTGCGGTATCGGAAATTGAACCCCTCCAAACCAATCCGTCTGCGCTCGTTTGAAAACCTAATCTTTGCTTATTGCCTGTGTTTGGGAATTGAGCAAAAATGGAAATAGAAATAAATAAAAAAAGAATCGAAGGCAATGTTTTTTTACCTCCAATCCTTTTAACCAAATTACTACCCACTTTTAATAAAACCTCCTGTAATAATATTTCACCGATTTTCCCTAAAGTTTTAAGGAAACGTCTTTCTTTTTTTGGTTTCTCTATCATAACACAATGCCTAAAGTATTGTAAATGTCTTTAATCTCTTCTTCGTGTTCGTCGCAAGTCGACTCAGGACAACCGATAGCGCTGGGAATAAAGGCGGTCAAAGGTGTTGTGTAATTGCAAAGCAAATCTTTAATTCTTTTTTTCTTTACGTCCAACCTTTGTAACAAAGTATCTTGATAAAATTTTAAACCATCAACCCCGACGTTTTGCCCATACTCATTATCTAAAGTATATAAACCATTTGAACCAAGTTGCATGACCATGTAAGGCGAAGCTTCATATAAAACGGCATTAGCGCAAAAGGATTTTAATTGTTTATCCCAAATGTCCTGATAAGACGTCGATGTAAATGCGGTTGAACTTCCCTTGTCTGTCACCATTGAATCATATAAGGTTAATCCAATGGCGGGAACAATCCAACGAAACTCAGCATCTTGAATATGTGGGCTAATAAGGCTTTTATCAAGTCTTATGTCGGCTGGTGTTGGACGTGCAACCCCTCCAGCTATTACTTCACTCGGTTGTATTAATTGGCTCATTGGTTGGGGTTGTTTGTTCTATTTCTACGGGTGCGTACCCTAATATTTCTCTTTTCTCGTTTAATGAAAGATTTTGTTCAACTGCAACATCACCCATAAAAGACACGGGTAAAGTGTTGGAAATACCAAACGTCACGTCAATGAATGCTGGATTGTATAAACCAATTTCTTTTAAGAAAGGGTTAATAATCTTTGATAACAAAAGGTTTTGCCGTGGCTTAATTACCGTATTTTGCAAGTATTCCATCTCTTGTCTTATTTGTTGATTGCTTCCAAGTTGTCCCGACGTTGCAAAACCAGCTAAGGACTTTGACCAACGATTAGCGACGACAATGGCTGAGGCTGCAAGGTTTTGAAGGTTTAAAAATTCCCCTTCATTTTCTTTTGAGGTTGGAATCCAATTTGCTTTTAATTTTTCATCTCTTAATACTTGAACGAATAACTTGTGATTGTTTCCCATTCCTGTAAACTTTGATTCAATACCTTCTACAAGGCTCTTTGCCTCCGCCGATGTCATTGAACCAAAGAATTGTAAAATACCCGATGGCATAAAGCCGTTTTCAAACTTGCTTGTATTAAAACGCTGGATTCTGTATTCAATTTCAGCCCACATTTTCGCGCCTATCCACTCAGGCAAGCCAAAGTAAAAGTATCCAGCCGCATATTGTTTGACGTGGATAATTGAGCGCTCCGTGCCGTCTTCTAATTTCTTAAACTCTGGGTAAATTGGTATCTCCCTAAAGCCTTCCCTTTCGTAATATGTGCCCTCGGTTGTAAGTGGCACTTCTTCCCAGTTGTCGTAAATGCCAATAGAACGTATAATCTGGTCAGCCTCCGCTTTTCTTATTCCAATGTTATAAACAGGAACATGATAAATGTAGGTGAAAGGCTGACTGCCAACCTTTCCCCTAACAATTTCTGCAAAGCAATTTCCAAAAGCATCATAATCAAAAGCTAATGAACCAAGAACTTCTTGCAAGTTTTGGGAATGCAAGTTTACTTGTCCAATAACTTCTTCAATCTCATTTAAAGAATCATCAGTTATTACCTCACCCTTCATCGATGTTGTAAGTAAGGTGTTAGCCTTTCCTTTCATAGGGATAAATCCATCGCCTACAACCATATTAACTTTATCCTCAATAATACGCCTAAGCGTTGGGGAATTGTTTACAATCGCAATAAGACTCTTTAAAAAGTCGTCTTTCTGGGTAAAGAATCTAACCCACTTTGCCCCCGTAAAATCAAGCCTTTCTCTGGAAGGTTCATTAAAAATATCCTCTTGCACTAACATAGTGTTTGAGGTATCTAAAGTAACGGAAGCCAATAAAGGGCTATTGTTTCTTTTTAAATTTCTGTTAGCCCTGTTCGGTACTGCTTGAATCGTTTTCTTGACTTGGCTCATAGGTATTTTTCTCAGGCGTGAAAATGACGTGTTGACTAACAGATGCGGGGTTGACGCTATGCCAACCCCTTAATTCTGCCTGTGTAAAATTTCCGATAGCCTTCTTTAGTATTCCCGCCTTTCCCGTTGGGTCATTCCCGACGTAAATCATCAGTTTACTTTTATCCCTAACTATCATTTTTTATTAATCTAAGGCGTTCATCACTGTTTCGCCGTTAACAATAAATCTTGCTTTGTTTGTGGTACGGCAAGTAATCGTTAATGTTTCCTGATTAGAATCGGTAAACAAAGCACCAGATAAACCTTCAGCACTTGTAAGCCTACTTGGTCTTTTTTTTGAGCCTATAACTTCTGCACCCCATAACCAATAATTACCCGTATTCTCAACGTGTACACAAACCAACCCGCAAGCCTGTCCAGCCATATCTTGAATAAGGTTTCTTAATTCTTGGTCACGGCAATTTATAATACCAACCAAACTTTGCTCAACTGCAACCGACAAAGTATCTGGGTCTTGCGTTACCGTTTCCGTAAATGCTCCCGAATTGTCCCTAAATTCTACCTCGTAAAATACTGAGGCAGTTGATGACATTGTAATCGCCGTAACCGCTGCACTTGAATTAGCAGTAAAACCAGTAACTTGATTCGCATTAGCGATATAAAGTTTACCGATACCGCCCGCGCAAGTTCCATCGACACATTGATTAAGCCATCCGCTTGTTATTGCACTCATATTTATTTTAGATTAGTAGCCTACGCTGATTAGTGAATGGTGGATATAATTAACACCCATCTTGAAACGAGCCTTAATATACACCTTTTCGTCCTTCTGGTCATACCAAAGTTCCAAAGCCGTCTCAGGGCTCAACACGTCGGTTGCAATAACCTTATTTTGTGGCGTTGTGTATTCCACATAATGCGGTTTAGTTGTTCCTAAAGATGTTGCGATGTCATCCCATCTCCATTGAGCCACAACAGGCACACCACGGAAGGTAAATTGCTCAACCCCGTTGATTAACTGCAATAAACCGTAGTCACCGCCGCCGCCTTCTTCGATGTCTTCACGAAGTTGAGAATATACAGAACCAGTTACATTAAACACCTTTTGGTTAGCGGGTAAACCTTTTAACTGTAAAGGTGCTTGGTCGTAGATTGCACGAAGAATCGCGAAGCCATCACCAGACGCAAGGTCTGCACCTGAGCCCGTGTTAGTTCTTGGAATTAAATCTTCTGCAACTAAATGCGGGTAATAAACAGTCCAAAATCCATCTAATGAATCAAAATTAGGATTGTTTGATGCCTGTGAACCAAAGTAAGAAAGACGAGTAATGTCATTTCTAATCGCCTGTTGTGTGCGGGTCAAAAGAATATTTTCAATTAATGTTCCCGAAACATCTGGAAGCCTTGTACCCGTTTTCAATAACTCTTCGAAAACTGTGTCTTCAAATTCGTCCCAGCACATTTCTAAATCAACCTTCATTTTTTCAACGTCGATTGTACGTTGATAAATGTCAACCGAGCCAACTGGATTAAATCCACAACCCGAATATTTTCTTACAATATTTTCAAGGTCTTGGACAAATACCATTTTCTTTTTATTTGCGACGTTGCCAAGTACACGGAATTGTCCGCGTAAATCGTCATCAAAAAAAACAGGCTCTAAAAATATATTGTTTGCCTCCGTACCTCTAAAGGATACGTCTAATTGGCTTATTTCAACTGATGCCATTTGTTTTTAATTTTAAAGGTTTGCGTAAGTAATCGTCGCCGTGGTATCTGTTAATACCGCCGCTGATTCAATTTTAAATGAGAACTCGGTCTTTGCTCCAGCTTTAGAGGTTGCAAAGAAAGCCTTCCAATCGTTCGCCGTGTTTAACGCCGTTGTTGTAATGTTAAAGGCTGCTGAAGGCGCTGAAGAAATCCAGACACCGTAAGCCTCATTACCACTTTCGTCAATCAAGTTAAACTTTAAATAATCGGAAGCACTTGTAACACCGTAAATAGGTGTAACCGTAGTTCTGTCTCCAGCTGAAGCGATTGCGTATGTCACCGACATAGGAATACGGTCTTCATAGGTATCAACCCCGTAAAGTTGTTCAGCATTTAAGCCGTCAACATTTGCGTAAGGGTTTGTTCTGTTAAGGCTATTTTGTCCGACGTATGTGTTCGAACCAAGGTAGCCATTAACATTCTGGGCGGTTGGATTGAATGCCATTATCTTTGTGAAATTTTAGATTTAACTAATGAAGCAAAAGAATCAAAGTGACTCGATTTTGCTTTTGTTTCAATAATCTTTTCAGATGTTGTTCCGCCCGAAGGAAGCCCAACGCCTTTTTTAACTTGCGCCCTAAGGGCAACTAATTCTTTTCCCAATGTTTCCAGAACCGTTTCAATTTCGTTAATAGAGTTCTTTTGTTCATCGGTTTTCTTGTACATCGATTCCATCTCCTCTTTTTGCTTTGAATGAATTGCCTCCATTTCTTCGGGACTCATTACAAAGTAGCCATTGTCTTTTAACATTTGGATGGCATCGCCAACCTCGTCGTTCTTTGGCTCGTCTTTTTTCATCTCCTCTTCTTCGTGCATAACATTTTCGATATTTTCTTTATCGTCCATATTATTTAAAAGCGATTTGATTTTTTCTAAAATGGAATTACCCATGTCATCGTCTTTTTTGTTGTTGGTTAATAATGCAGCTGGGACATTTAGAAATTTGCTTAGGCTATTTTGCAACGGTAATAAATCAATATTTTTTTCGCCAACTTTTACAATTTCATCAATGAATCCAAACTCTAAAGCTTCCTGTGCGGTCAACCATGTTTCGG